CATTAAGCTCACTTATATGGTCAACATAAACATTCATTGAAGTGCTACCGAACATAGTCGATGCACCTTCATATCCGGCTCCGGCAATAGCCATATTCATTGAAGCATTTGCATCAAGCGGAATCGCCATTGTTTTAGCAACATCACCGATTGCACTCTTAACAAGTCCAACATTGTTCCGAATACCCTTTGCTAATCCCTGCATAAAGTGAGGCATCCACTGCTCATACTCATGTAAGGGGCCTTTGTCAGGGCGCGTGAAACCGAGGAAGTTTTTAACAGTATCAGCAACATTCTTAACCGCCTCAACTATCTTACCAACTCTGTCCATAATTCCCTTGACAAAGCCATCAATGAAATGCTGACCACTCTCTTTTGCGGTCTGAACCATTCGATTGAACTCTTCCTTTATCTTCTGGACACCTTCTTTAAGAGCTGCGACAATCTTACTGGGCAACTGCTTAAAAAAATCAATTATATCAGGAATTGCATTCTGTACGTTGGTTTTTACATCGTTCAGCTTCTGAATAAAACTATCAAAAGCATCTTTGACGTTATTTGCCATTTTCTGCGCACCTGCGCTTATATCATCCCAATTCTTATATATAGCATAGCCAATGGCTGCAACTGCGGCCGCAATTAACAACCAAGGAGCGGCTGCGGTTGTAAGTTCAAGGAAAGCAACTGCGGTACTCTTAATAACAGGAATAATTCCCATAAAAGCGGCTATGATAATCGGAGCCTGTGTAATAATTGCTCCTAATGATGACATCAGAGTGCCTACTATAAGAATTAAAGGTCCTATTGCAGCAACCAACAAACCAAGGACAACAATTATCTTCTGTATTGGCGCAGGAAGATTTGACAGCAACTGCACAAATTTTGTTATCGCTTGTACTATCGGTGTTATGATAGGCAATAACTGTTCACCAAATGCGGCCGCCAACTCCTTAAGCGATTCCTGAAATACTCTGAATGAGTTTGCAGTGCCGTCTGATGTCCTTGCAAAATCGCCCTGTGCATCTTTTGTAGCATTCATAACATAGGCATATCTTGTCATGACTTTTTCGCCCTGTGACATCTCGTTATATGCCTTGCCGAATTTCTTTGCAAATTCTTCAAGGTTAGTCTGTGTCATTACAACACCAAACTTTTTCAGAGCCTCTGTTTCACCTGTGAACACACCTTGCAACGATGTCTGCGCTACATCCGTTGATACATTGTAGAATGAAGCCATATCTGCCGCTAATCCTGTTAAAGATGTAGACATTGATGCGGCTTGCTGTTCAGATAATCCCATTGATGTAGCCATAGCACCAAATGTACTAGCCATCTGTAATGCACTACCTTCTGCAAGTCCGTATGCGTTCAACGCTTCATCTGCAAACTGCTTAACAGAATCTGCCATAGATCCAAAAACAACATCCACCTTATTTCTTGACTCTTCTGTGTCGCTTGCGAACTTGGCCATTGCCGTTCCTGCCGCTGCAAGAGGAAGAGTTATTGAAGTAGTCATTTTTGTGCCGATTGCCGTTAATTTATCACCCATGTTCTGCATCTTTTGCCCCATATCAGCAAATTTTGTTGATAATGAAGAAAAGTTTGCAGCATTATTGAGTTCTTTTAACTCTTGCTCCATCTTATTCAATGAAGCCGTTGCATCATTAACTGCACTCTGCCATTTCAATGTAGCGGTTGCGTTTTCGCCATACTTTGCCACACTTGCATCAAGCATCGTATTCATCTGCTGAAGCTTTTGCTTTTGCAACTCTATCTGTTGAGCCAAATTTTGTGCAACCGCTTTATTTTTGGTCATCTGGGATGTGTTCTTCGACCATTCAGATGCAGTTCGATTCATAGCAGAATCAAGCGTTTTTGTCTGCTGTATGATCTGATTTATCTGTTGCCTATATTCTTTTTCTCCATCTATACCGATTTTCGGTCCGATTTGTGTTGCCATGTTTACCTCATGCCGAATATAACTGACTCCATGCTTTGCTTCTTTTTCTGTCGCATACTACCTGAATATATAGCCATACACGCAAGCATATCTGCCATTTCACCTGTTGTAGTAGCAAGAATCTCTTGTTTTGACATCCCTAGTTTTCTGCCGTAAAACAAATACCACGATTGATTTAATTCAATCTTGTCATCTGCCGTTATTCGTTTTTTTTACCCTTTGGCTCTACCGCTTCAATTGTTGACTTATCATCCTGCTCAAACTGCTTCATAGCCTGATTCATAAGTTCTGTAAAGTCATCCATATCCAACGACATGAACCATTCTTCGGGTATTGGATCTGGGATATAGTCTTTATCTTCAAAGACAAGAGATTTTTCATACCATTTGTTGAGAATTGCAAGGAAATGAACCCCACTCTCAAGAGTGAGGCCCATATTATCCTCTGAAAAGATCTCGCCCAAACGGTCAACTCTTCCGCCCGGAGCAAGTTTCGTCAAATCGGAAATGGCTCCGATCGTGCGCTTAAAACCAATTGATTTGCCATGATATTTTATCATATCTGATACACCCTTCTCTTTTTTTACACTTATGCGCCAAAGTATGCATTGATTACTGCTACTGCGGCAGCCTCTGTGGTCTGATCTTCTGCAACAACCTTCCATGAGTGATTAGCATCATCTGCTCTCATAACTGTTGCCGTAAGCTCTGTGGTCTGGAACTCAACTGACTCGCCCTGTGTTGCTGCTTCAAGTCCTTCAGGTGAGAACTGTGCTTTGGGAAGTATGATAGGTGCATAAGATGTAACACCATTCTCCATGTAACGAACAACAAAGCCTATTCCAACATAAGGAATTACCTGAAGATCGTCATATACAGCAGTATTAACAGTTTCAGTATCAACAGTGATTGTTCCTGTTGTTGTGATACCTGCTATAAGGTTTCTTGCCGCATCCTTAAGTCCGTCAACTGTAAGAGTTGCGGTTGCTCCATTGAACTGTCCTGCAACAGCCTCTGCAATTGTGTTGTCTGCATAGAAGTTAGTAGCATCACCTGTCTCTACTTCCATGCTTACCTCTACACCACGGGCAAGAGGCATTACATCACTGTAGCTGATTGTATTGCTGCTGAAAGTGTACTTTGCAACAATCGGCATTGAATAGCCTGTTATAACTTTTCCGTTTGCCATTTTCTTTTTTCTCCTATTTCATGATATTCTGAATTGCCTTGTCTACTGTGTCAGCCATTACTTTTTCACAAGGTGCCTTCGCAGCTTGTTCTGCTTTACGCATAAATGGCTGTTTTTGCATCCAAGATGTACCTGATTCTATTGATCTTGCGATTAGACTATTAGGTTGTCCTTGCGGCCATGACTTAGTTGAAAGATCATTGTATCCATCAAAACCTATCTTAACATTAAAGAAAGTGCCATCATATCTAGCCGGACTAATTCCCAAAGATCTAATCAAGCCTTCCTTTTGATAAGTAGTAGGACCTATGACTTTATGATCTGGAGTTCCATGCCTGTTATCTGTCACAATTTCGGATACGGCTGCTGATACATACTTCATGACGGTACCTGCACCTTTATATACAGTCTCTCCAATCACGGAATCCGTCTTGTCATATAGTTTCTCAAGCTGTGCAATATAATTATCAACCCCTTCAAACTCAAACTTTGCCATTAAATCACCTGAACTATCCATTCATAATGTGTCAGCATTGTTTCATCTTCGTATTGTACCGAGTTGAGATACCATGCCACCATTGCATCATTAAGTGCATCTTGTATCGTGTCTGCCATCGAATCAAACTCTTCTTTGGTGAAGTAATCTATTGTTATCTCAAGCACCTGTTCAGCTTTACGATTGTTTGCATACTGACTCCTGCCTTCGGAATCCTCTTGCCATACAGCATAAGGAGCCTTAACTGTTGCAGGTTTATTCAAGTGATAAAACTTCAATCCCTGAATATCTCCCAATATGTCAATTATCTTTTCAGCCTTACTCACTAATGACATCGTAATAGTCCTCAACTCTAACGAGTGTTAAATCAACTGCATCTTTGCCAATTATCCTCTGACAGATATCAATGCGATATTGCTCACTGTCAATAACCACATACAATCCCTCTTTTGGAACCGCCGTGTTGAAACATCTTACAAGCAAATCAAACTTATGATCTGCTCCAAGTGCTTGATATATTCTTGTTACTCCTGCCTGACGCATCTGGTAATATGCTGTATCTATCTTGACAAGTTTATCAGATGGTTTTCTGCCCATTTGAGCAACATTTTGAAGTGAGCATATTGTTAAGATTCCTACCTCATCCATACAATTACTCCCATTCTGTATACCCTGTTGCCATTGACAACTGCGCCTTCTGCTCATCATAGGCTCTTTTAAGCCTGTCATAATCATCTGGATTGCCAAAATTCATCTTGCAGTATGTAATAACCGCTGTTTTGCATAACTCATCCAATTCAGACGGAAGCACTACTCCTGCAATACCTAAATCGAGCTGCGCAGATGCAATAAGTCCGTTAAGCTCATCATCGAATGTGTTTGATGTAATTCTTAAAGCGATTTTTACTCTATCAAGCATTGTTTTTCCTCTTACTTCTTAACCGCTTTCTTTGTAGGCGGTTTTGTAGTATTTTTCTCGGTCTTTGCAGTTTCTTTAGGTGAAGGTATATCGACCGCAAGTGCTAACTCACGGCCGATTAAGTCCTTTGCCCTATCATCTGCGAACTCAATCACAGATCCTACCTTATACATCTCATGTGTATATTTATCTGCAAATTCCTTGTTTACCTTAACCTTCATAAATTAACCCTCTGCCGGCTTTGAAACAAGTGTGAATGCCTTGCAAGCAACAGGCTCTGCTGCAACATACTCTCTACCAAGTATGCGAACAATATCCTCTGTCATCTTGGTCTTGTCATCTACCTTGATCTCAACACCATCACCATTAGGGAAGTTTGCAAGTGCGCCCTGACCAAAGTCACCAACGATCATGTATACATCATCCTCTGATGCCGTGTCATATGCAGCAAGGTTGCTGTTGAACAGAACTCTTAATCCCTCAAAAGGATCTGCTCCGTAGCCATTAGCATACTGAATCGTCTTGAAGTTAGCATATGTAAGCTTGTTCATTACGATAACAGGATTCTTTGCTTCATCCGAAAGATTAGCAATTGCTGTAGCAACTGTTCCCATTGCAGGAGCTGTTTTAACTGTTGCAGCACTTACCTTGTCCTTTGTAACCGGAACTGTAGCAGGAAGAGCGGCAATCTTGGTGATAAGAGTATCAGCAAGCTTGTCAACAATCTTCTTTGTAAGCTCTGCGTAGATGTAACGAAGGAATGCTTCGCCTCTCATGTCAAGAGCCTCATCTGATATTCCGATCCACTT